GCAAGGCCTGCGCACGCCCGGCCTCGCGGTGATCCTGGTCGGCAGCGATCCTGCCTCTCAGGTTTATGTCTCGCACAAGCGTAAAGACTGTGAAGAGGTTGGCTTCCTCTCTCAAGCCTACGACCTGCCCGCCGAAACCACGCAAGTCGCGCTGACCGATCTGATCGATCGCCTCAACGACGACCCGGCAATCGACGGCATCCTGCTGCAGCTGCCACTGCCCGAGCATCTCGACGCATCGAAACTGCTGGAACGCATCCGCCCGGACAAAGACGTCGACGGTTTCCACCCGTATAACGTCGGTCGCCTGGCCCAGCGCATCCCGCTGCTGCGTCCGTGCACACCCAAGGGCATCATGACCCTGCTGGAAAGCACGGGTGCCGATCTGTACGGAATGGACGCCGTGGTCGTTGGCGCGTCCAACATCGTAGGCCGCCCGATGGCGATGGAACTGTTGCTGGCCGGCTGCACCGTCACCGTGACTCACCGCTTCACCAAGGACCTGGCCGGCCACGTCGGCCGCGCCGATCTGGTGGTCGTGGCCGCCGGCAAGCCGGGCCTGGTCAAGGGCGAGTGGATCAAGGAAGGCGCGATCGTGATCGACGTCGGCATCAACCGTCAGGACGACGGCAAACTGGTCGGTGACGTTGTCTACGAAACCGCCCTGCCCCGCGCAGGCTGGATCACACCGGTGCCGGGCGGCGTCGGCCCGATGACCCGTGCCTGCCTGCTGGAAAACACGCTTTATGCGGCAGAAACGCTGCACGCCTGAGTGACATTTTCAGCTTTGAAAAAACCCGCCTTGTGCGGGTTTTTTATTGTTTGAGAAAAAACTGTAACCGTTCGCCGGAAACCCCTCTTTTTACAGGCCTTTTCACGAGATTTTCAGCTCGTTCAAACAACCATCGACAGATCTTCAGCCATACTCCTAGTATTATTTTTGGGTTTTGCTATGTGGTTCTGGGTGGTGGACCCCAATGTTTATTGGGGTTTGCCTACCCTGCGACACCCACTGATATGCTGCGAAACACATGCAGTGGTACAAAAATTGGTACGAGCTTTTTCCCTTCTGCGGCGTCCTGCCGATTGAACACCAATCCAAAATCCTACAGTTCGTCGCTTCACCCTCGCCCGCCCTTATTGCCTCGATTACTGTATATACAAACAGTAATCAGCAAGGCATCCCCGTGGACAACCTCATAGAAGACACCGACGATTGGCTCGGTAACCCGACCCCGCTCGAAACCTGCCGACACCAGCTCAGGATGTACGAAAACGAATTCGAAGCGCTCACTCTCAAGCTGCAGCGGGCACTGGAAAATATTCAGGGACTGATCCAAGACAATGATGCGCTCATTCAGGAGCGGAACTCTCTGAAGGCAAAGCTTCAATATGCCGAGGGGGATTTACTGAGCGAAAAGCGAAGGCTCGCCGACATCGAGCACAATAGAAATCATCTGTTCGATGAGAACCAGCGCCTGCTCAGAGAAGCCCGAGATCGGGAGGAGTGGGGATTTCATTGCGAATGTTGCGCCGAAAAAGGTTTGTGACGAAGCCAGCGCGGGCGGGTCTACGCTGAATCAGATCCATCCGAGGGCATGGCAATGTGCGGACGACTTTCCCAGTACAGCGGCATTCACGACTTTGTGGCGGCACTGAGCATGCCAAACGCGCTCATCAACTCAACCGGCGAACAGCCCTTTGAGCGGTACAACGCCGCGCCAACCACTCAGCTTGCCCTCTTCCACCAGGAGGGCCAGTTCCTGCACGCGGACATGGTCCGCTGGGGATGGCGCCCGCACTGGGCAAAGGATCGCGCCGCGCCAATCAATGCCCGAGTGGAGAAAGTCGCCCATGGCCCGTTCTTCCGCGCGATATGGCCGCACCGGGCAATCATCGCGATCAACAACTGGTTTGAATGGGTAGACGAAGGCGGGCCGAAGAAGCAGCCATACCTGATCAGACATCGCGACCAATCCCCGATCCTCTGCGCTGCGATCGGCCAATACCCAAGCGATGAGCACGGCCCAAGCGAACACGACGGCTTTGTGATCATCACAGCCGACAGCGCCGGCGGCATGGTCGATGTTCACGATCGGCGCCCCGTCGTTCTCCCGCCAGAGCTTGCCCGGGAGTGGCTGGACCCGGCCACGCCGAAAGAACGCGCCGAACAAATGGTGCTGCATGAGGGCGAGCCTTCCGAGGCATTCGAATGGTTCAAGGTCGACCGCGCCGTGGGCAATGTCCGCAATCAGGGCCCGGATCTGATTAAGCCGATCGAGGAAAACAGCCTGTTCTAAGTCGAAGTCAGCGCTCGCAGACGGTTCTCTGTCGCGTTGTCGAAGATCACGTAGAGCTTATCGATGGTGGACTCGGTTAAGGCCCGCGCCGACTCCAGGCCATAGACGAACCCCTCAGCCCTAGCGCCCGCCTTGGCTGCGATGATCATCGAATCTGCACGCGCAATCTCAGCCAGAAGCTTGTCTGCAGCGCGCTCAATGTTCGGGCTCAGTTCCACACCTTCCATGCCGCCTCCTGCCTTATTGGGATCAGCAACAGGATAGCGACATCTGCCTCAGGGCACATCCTTGAAGAAGACGTGGTTACCGAGTTTCAGCGTCTGTTTGGCCTTTGCCGCCCAGGCCGGCGCCTTGATGCTGGTGGCGTAATAGTGGGTGGCTCCGCCGGTAGGATCCGGCACCTTGCCATCGATAACCTGATCAGCAGCAATTCGGCACTGCGCCAGTTCGCGGAACGGGATCTGCTTCACGCCGATCAGGAACTGATAGTTCGGGTCCGTCTTGTTCCAGCAGCTGAACTGCCATGGCTTTTGGCAGACGCCGGCGTAACCCTCTCCCCACCACGACTTTTCCTTCCCATCGAACACGCGGTTGCGGATCGTCCAGGCCACGGCGACCTGGCCGGCCGCTCCCTCTCCTCGCGCCTCGCCCCACAGGGTCCGGGCGAGGATGTCTCGGTCTTTATCGGTTACAGGCATAACTTTTCTCCAGGCAAAAAAAAGCCCGCTCAGTGGCGGGCTATTGGGATTGAGGGAGCGCGGGCCAATCAGGGACATAGGGCCAGCCCTCGCGCTCTGGCGTTTTGCTCAGCGCGATCAGGTATCGTTTCCAAGCCTTCCAGAGCGCCCGGTCTTCTTCGGTGATCTCGTCCAGGTCTACCCCGGCCTGCAGAGGGCTGATTGCGGTGTTGGCCTGCTCGATCAGCAACCGCAAAGCCGCCATGGAATCCCGATTCTGGTCATCAAGTGCAACTTTCTCGATTAACCATGCGGGTATCTCGTCGACCAGCGTTTCGCCGGGATCAATCGGCCATCCGGGCTCAACGCCTCGCCATGAGTTTTGCGTGATCGCGTAAGGCATGCTCATCGCTCCATCCCGTAACCACAAACATCGATAGTCGCCGAACCACCAGCAGCGGCGACCGCGTATGTGATAGCCATGTTTCCATCCATCACGAAATCAAACTGAACACGCGCACCCGCGTCGGCGATCATCATCGGAGCGGAGCCTGCGGCCGGGACGGAGATAAATACGACCTGGCCGGCGGCGCTCACCCGGAGGACAACCGATTGGCAACCCTGCGGAACGACTGGACCGAGTCCTACCGCTGTGTAAGCCGTGGCAGTGCCCCCTGACAGGCGCCGGAATGGCGTGATGCTGGTGTTGGTCGTATAGAAAATCATGTTGGTAGCCGAAAGCTGGAAACCGTAAAGGGTCCCGCCTGCACCGGTTCTCAGCGCACAAATAAATCGGCGCGAAGAATCACCCGCTTTCGTTCGAGCTCTTCCGAAATACGGCGCGCTGTAGATTGTTGGCGAAAGCTCGATGGCCGCAACACCCGCGTTTTCGTAGAGATACGCGAAATAGAAAACGTCAGGGGTCAACCCACCGATACCTGAAATCGTGATGGGCGTGGAAAGTCTAAGGTTCTTGCCAGTGCCCGGAATGAACGCCGCTCCCGGCGAAAAGGTGATCGAGCTGCTGCTGTTCCAAGTTGGAATCAAGCCCTCGATGTAACCGTCAGATACGCCGTTCGTTTTGTTTAGGGAGGCCTGAAGCTTGCCGAATGCTCCAATGATGCTGTCCGTTGCGACCACCGCACCAGACGCGCCGGCGTCCAGCCCGGTAAGGACCGAAGCCAGTACGCGCGGGTTTGTGAGGTATTTGTTGGTGATGCCTTCGAGGATACCGTCCGAGTTGGACAGATTCAGCGCGGCGCGCACGCCAGCCTGCGTGGGGTCATTCCCCAGCACCGCCAGCACGCCACCAAACTGATTGGTCAGCGCTCGAAGAGCATCCGCCGAATCCTTGGGATAACCCTGCATGGGCGCAATGGCATAACCACCTGCCGCGTTCGTCGCACCGATGTAGTTCGGCGAGATCGAAAGCGTGGTGTTGCTCGCGATGTTCGTCACCTCGTACCAGCCACCGTCAGGGCCGCGGAAAGCATCGCCGACCCGGGAGTTGGTAACGAATGATGTGCCCGTGCCGTTCACGGTATTGGAATTTTGGACGACAGAAACCGTCCCGGCTTTGTACCAGGGCATCGAATATCTCCAGTGAGTTTGAGAGTCAGGCCAGCAATTTGGCGCAAAGGAAAGGACGGTGCCCCTGATCGGTCCACGCGTTGGATGCAAGGCTGTACATCAGAATTCGACCATTGGCGTAATCAACGCCGAGCGCACAGCTGCCACCGGACGAGTTGTTGTGACAGGTCATCGTGAAGGGGTTGATTGAAACGTACTCGCCCGCCCCGAGCGCCTTGTTAATGCCCCAGATATAGCGCTGGCCAACGCTCAATTGCTCGGCGCCGAGATACGTCCAGTTACCGGCAGCGAACGTCACCACAACCGCCGGCGCTCCGCTGTCGTAGCAAAGCACGCCGTTCTGATCCCACAAGCGCAGGCCGTAAGTGGATGTACCCATAGACGCCCAAGCAGCCACGAAATACTGACCGCTAAGTGACTCGTTGACTTTGGAGGCGTTCATCGAGAACCCGGTCCAGTTGCCCGGTCCACCGGTAAACCACACCGAATACGGCACCTGGATCAATCCCGTTTGATCAGGTCGAATGAACACCAGGGGCGGGTCTTGACTAGTCACGGCACGCGGAAAGGTGGCTGTGGCTGTAGCAACGCCGGAGTAAGACCCCTTCGTCAACATGCACAGCCTGGGCGCATCTGAATCGATCTGAACAAAAGCGTTGTCGTTGATGCTCTGGAATCCGAAACTCATGTCGAAAACCTTATCGCGTAAGCCTTGGAAACAATCCGCGACTGGAGAGTCGAAGCGCTGGTCGACGGGTTTTTCGGCAGAACGACCACCTGACCGACTGACGTTGTTACGTAGGGGTAAGAACGAATGTTACCCGAGGAGTCATTTTCTGATGGCTGCACGTCCTGCGCTCTCGTTGGGATGATCATGAACACGCAATTAGCCGGATTGAATCCGGGGATGCTCAGGGTGTAGCTGGGCGTGGTACCGCTAAAATCGATCACGCCCTGCCAGATCACCTGATAGGTAAAGCTGTTGGTGTCCATGGCGAGCTGACCGCTCGGATCAAAGACACGCAGGCCAAATAACGCCATTGATTACCCCAGATAGCCGAGACGGACACGCAGCACGTTGTTGGAGTCGTAGACCGAGACGTTCAGTGAATTGATCACCAGCCGCCCCTGCCCCGGTACGATACCGTTGATCTCCAGTGTTCCGTCTTTATTGAGAATCCATCCCTGTTGCCCAGCGATGTAATTGATTGAACTGATGTAGCTTCCGATCTTCGCGTTGGTGATCGTTCCGTCCTGGATGAACGCTGAGTTCATGAACACCTGGCCGCCCTGAACCGCAAACGGCACCGCAATGGCACCGCCGGCGATGGTGTTGACGATGGCGAACCGGTCCGCGCTCACCAGAAACTGGCTCTGCAAACCGGCGCCGGTGTTTTCGATGCCGAGCCCAATACCAGCCGCAACGTACTGACCGTTCGCCGTGACCTGCATTTTCACCGACCACATCGTCGACAACTTGCCGTCGGTGTTCGCAAAGGCGGTTGAGGTTTCCTGAATAGCGGCTGAGTTCTCGCCGATTTTCACGTTGACCTGGGTGATCGCCTGCGCAGTGGCTTCCTTGTCGGTGGCGACGACTCGTCTAAGGTCCGTCACGTTCGCCGCGCTTTCCGCCACAGCCGCATCAAGGGTCGTGAGTTTCTGTGCCGTGGCAAGATTTTCGGACGCCCTGACCCGATCTTCGTTCGCGATCGCCGCAGTGCTGCTCCACCCCTTCAGGGCGTCGTCCATATCTCCCTTACCATCATCATCGCGAAATGAGGCGCGCAGAGCGTCGAACGCAGTCGACTGCGCCGTGACCACGCCGTCAAGCTCAGTGATCTCGGCTGTATTGGTCGCCACTTGCTGGGCAAGCCCATTGGCCGTTTCCACCGTCTGACCTACGTCGAGCCAGTAGAGCGAATTCGGCGGTGGGGTTTTGATAGGCACCGGGCCGGTGGCCTGATAGATCCGCTTGCCCTGCACCACCAGGTCGTACTCTTCGTAGGTGGCTTCCGGGTCGTAGCCTTTCAGTCCGTCGAGCGCATCGATCTGCGCCTGCAAGCCTGGGATCTTCTCGATTTCATCAAGCAGATCCTGACCGAGCTCCGTTTCGGTGATTTGACCGGCGATCATTTCCAGAATGGCAGCGGCGTCAGAACTGGATTGCCCCTGCACGCCAAGCCCGATCGGATACCAAGGCCCGATGTTGCCGATTTTGTCGACGATTCGTCCCCAGAAATACAGGGTCACGCCGGCGCGCAGGCCGAGCATGGAGAAATCACTTTGCGGATAGGCCAGGTCTGTCAGCTTCGTTGCCGCTTCCAGCGAGGTCGTGGGACCGTACCAGATCTCTGTGCGCTGGCTGTCCTCCGCGCCAGCAGGGAAACCCCACTTCAAATAGATGCCGAACAGCAATGGCGTGGCAGTCAGGTAGCTGAGCGCCGGTGGCAACCCCTGCTTACCGCTGAGGTTGGTCAGGATCGAGTTGCGCCAAATCGACGAGATGTCGAAAGCGCTTACCGCGCGGACGCGGGCCACGTATGCGCCAGCATAAATACCGACCACGTCCACATTGGTCATACCGGTGCGCTGCAGCTTGATCCAGTTGCCGCTGTCTTTGCGCCACTCCACGTCATAGCCGACTGCGCCATCCACGGCTGGCCAACTGATCGTCATGGTGGCCACGGCCAGCCCCTGGACAACCGACGACGTCGACGACAGCGAAACGCTCGCCGGTGCCGGCACAACGGTGATCGGAATCACGCTGATCGGTCGTTCTTCCAGGCGCGCGCCGGTGTCGATGAAAGCGAACTTGCTTGGCTCGAACTGCAGCGCGCTGATTTCATAGTCCCCCTCGGTAGTGCGCTTGGTGCGCAGCACCCGATACAGCGGGATCGCCAGGTCATTGGCATCAAGCGCCCATTGAAGTTGCGCCACCGGTGCCTGACTGTAGTTTGTGGTAACTGTTACAGCTCTGCCGTTGACGCTCTGCACGGTGCGCCCTTCAGCGCGGCCGCCCGGCAGGTTGATGATCAGCCGATCACCGGCCTTGGCTTGTGTGTCGCGATCGAGGGTGATGACCCGACCAGCCGCCGCCGATATCCGGCCGCCCACTTCACGCCCCGCCAACAGCGAATCCGCGACAGGGATGATGTGCCCGGGCAGAGGGATCACGCCTTCCATGCCGGTTTTGAAAGAGACGGTGCGGTCTTGGTTGTTGCTGAGGATCGCCCACTTGCCGCGGCGCTGGGCCTCAGATGCGCGGGTGCAGCCAATGGCGCTCAGTTCGGTCGGGCGATCGCCGTAGCGGCGTTGCAGATCCAGATCAGCGAACGGAATGACGTCAGTATCGTAGTTGTTCGCCGGGTTGTCGTAGCTCACCAGCGCCCGGGTGTAACGCGTCTTCGCCGAGGCACTGCCATAGGAGAACTTGCCGTCGATGACGTTCGACCGGGTGAACACATAGTCGAAGTCCTGCGCGCGCGGCATGTCAGCCTGCATCACCAACTGGCCCTGTGCCCAGTACGTCATGCCCCGATAAATGGCCGAGATATCGCGCAGCAGCGACCACGCATCGGCCTTGCCCTGCAGGTTCATGTCGCAGAGGAAGCGTGGTTCCTGACCGCCCAACCCGTTCGGAACCCACTGGTCGCAATATTGGGCGATCCGGTAAAGCTCCCATTTGTCGACCATGAATGATTTGATGCGCTTGCCCAGGCCGAAGCGGTCCTCGGTGCAGATGCCGTAGGTAATCCACGCCGGGTTATTGGTCCAAGCCGACTTCATCGAACCGTCCCACGTCCCGGTATAGGTGCGCTGGATCGGGTCGTAATTGCTCGGCACCATCCAGCGGCGCGCCTTGCACTTCACGGTGACGGCCGGGATGTTGGTGAACTGCTCGGCGTCGAATTCGATATAGAGCAGCGCAGTGTTCGGGTAGCGCAGCTTGGCGTCGATCACCTCGGTGTAACCGGCCACCAGCATGGTGTCGGCGATCTTGTTGGTGTTCTGGTTCGGCGTAAGGCGGCGCACACGGATCTGCCAGCCAGTTGTTGCATCCGGTAGATCGATGCGGCGTGAGCGCTCGTAGCGCGTGGTGGTCTTGCCGTCGACGGCGTCCACCAGCACCTGCTGATAGGCGCCGCCATCGGTGGCGACGTCGATCGCGTACTCGATCCGGTAGCCGCCGACATTGCCCTGGTCATCCGAGCGTTGCAGTGCCGGCCACGCCAACCGCATGCGCACGGCGGAAAGCTGGGTGTTGGTGATCGAGCGAACCCACGGCGAATCGCTGCGCAGCTCAATGTTCAGCGACGTCTCGTTCTCTACGGACGGAATGCCCGGGATGTAGGTCTGATCCACCGAGCCCGGGCGCCAGTCCCACTTCACGTTAGGGAAGTTGTAGTTGCCGCTGGCATCGCGGATCGGCGTGTTGTCCAGGTAGATGTCGTAATCGGTTGGGACGCTGTCGAACTCACCCTCGCCCACGGCGATCAGGAGCTTGGCCAGGTTGGTCGAGCGCAGGCTGTCGCTGGCTTCGGTCGGCGATTTCGGCTTGCTGCTGCCGCCCTTCTCGCCGTGGATATCGATCTGTGCTGCTGCGCCCATGCTTTCCTCCAGGCATAAAAAAACCGCCTCGCGGGCGGTGTGGGTGTCCATACAGCGTGGATGAAATGCCAGTAGCGACCACGTGCTTTGGGGGAGTAATTTTCTGACCTCTCACAACCAAGGAGCGGCCATGTCTATCAGAAGCCTCGCAAGAAACCTTCCGAAAGACCCTGATAACGCAGACTGCGTGCTGGGTTGGGGTGTCGTGCAAAGCACGCCATGGCGATTCGTCGACATCTATGCTTCAAAAGAGGCAGCAGAAGCCGAGGCCAAATCTCGAGGGCCAAGGTATCAAGTCGAATACGGATCTCACCGACTTGGCTCCGATGATTTTATGGGTGGGCTGGAGCAGCCTTTGCCGGCTCACTCAAGCTGAAACCCATGCGGCAGTTGCCAGAGATAAGAGCGGCGGTAAGGCCTGGCTTGCCGCAATACTTTCGCGTGTAGCCGCTTGGCGATGAGCATTTGCCAAAGAAGCGCTCTCGATGGATTTCGCGCCCGTTGTCCAGAACGGCCACCACCGCTTCGTCACCACAAACCACTCCACCTTCAAGTCGATGCAGGTCGTGGATGGTGATGCTGTAGGTCACTTTGGTCATGCCTTATCCTCCGCCAGGATCGAGGCCGAGATGATCATCCCGCCCCACCGGCGTTCGCCGATGCAGATCGGTACCGGATTGCCGCTGGCTGTGGTGTTCTTGGCGCTGCCGAAGGCATAGGACGGTGAGTTCTCGGGGGATGCGCTTTGCGAGAGCCCCTTTGCCTGCGGACTGAGCATTTGGATCACACCGCCTGCGGTCGAGGCGATACCGCCTGCGATCAATGCCGCACCTTGAGCCGTGGTAGACCCGTAGGCGAAAAAACCAACGGCGATTAGGACGATTCCCAAAACGGTCTGCATCAACCCTGCGCGCTTGCTTCCCGAGACGACTGGGACGATTCGGACCTCACGAGTACCACCCAGATCAAAACCCTCTACCGCTTCGTTCTTCCGATTGCGAAAGATGGCGAATCGCATCCCTAGCCGATCAAGACGCCGGATCTCATCCTCAAAACCCTCCAGCGTCACCTTCAACGCCTTCAACGCCTCCCAAACACGCTTACTGTCCACTTGACGACGATGGACTCGCCCAAACTTCTTGGCCAATGAGCCAGATAGAAGGATCGTAGTCATTGGATTGTAAGTAGCTGCAACGTCAGCCATGTTCTTCTCCGAGCACAAAAAAGCCCGCTGATGCGGGCTTGGGAATGCATTTAAATTGCCGTGGGTGAAATGTCGAAATTGTCGCCCGACAGCGTGATTCGACGCCTGACCGTCTCACCGGTTTTTACATCAACCTCGCGCTCAACCAAACCCCATCCACCACATGCGGCGCTCGGCTTGATTCCAAGGATATGTTTTCCGGCCTTTACTCCAAACCGAGCCACCTCGCCTGAGGCGAATTCAGCTGCCAGGGTTCCATCAATGTACAGCCGGTAATTGCAGCCTGATCCATATAGGCCGCTGTCACGCGTAACAACAAGCTGGGATTCAGACTTCCCACTGAAGGCGAAAAGCCGATTTCTCGGCACTGGATCAGCCTTGTCGGCCGGAACTGGCGAAGTCGCACACCCCGCCAACAGCGCTACCGCCATCGCTCCTACGATCAATTTCATGCAGGTCACTCCTGTGGGAAAGGGCTGGAAGTATTGTACTTAACCTCGCAATAAATCACTTCGAATAAGATTACGGCAGCTACCCTTTACCTACAGTTTCGTTTTGAGAAATTCTGCGTAGATCGTTTAGTACTCGCTCACTGTTGGCGACGTGCAGCTTCGCCTCACCAGCTCGAAACTCTTCTCGAATATCGTAATCAGCGATTGCTCTCATCTGCTTCTGTTTGCGAATTGTTCGACCTAAAGCTGCTAAGCCTCTACCGGCAAGCTCATAGCGATAAATCAAGCGTTCGTGTGTTGCGAGATTTTTGTCTGCTGGGCATTGCGGAAGCTTTAGGATTCCGGCTGCAGCTAGTGCTTCGTGGTAAAGCGCGTAATAGCTTCGGCTTACCGCCGCCCGCGCGCAACACTCTCCATCTGCTCCGGCCAGCTCTTTGGCTAATCCCAACAGATCGCTGCTAGATACCGACATTGTAGGCGACTCCAATTTCCTTGAGAGAACCCACTGCATGAGGGTATACGCCGATAGAAAAAATACTGTCAATCGGCCCTTCAAACTGCGCCGAAAGTGCCGTATCGATCTCGCGATCGATGTCAACAAGACGCTCGATATCATCACGAACCACGAAGCGGAACAATATGCCCTCGCCACGCATTGCAAAGACGTCATAACCGATGAAGGGATGGTATGACATTTTCTTGACTATCTCGGCTGCGACTGCGAGCCGATCAGAAACTTCGCGATCATTGCCGTTAATTTCTTCGATAAGCTCAGCGGCACAAGTTATGCGTTCGACATACCCCCCCGTAGATCCGGCTGCTTTATACAGATCTCGAGCGCGTCCAAACAACCCCAAATGAACGCATTGATCGGCAACCGCTTCAAGGTCGCGGTGCTTCGCCTTGTCTAGCTTGACTCGCTCAATCTCGTCTATCGCCATTTTTATTTCCCCGCAGATGTAGAGGGCATGAGACGCAGAAACGGCTTTGGCAATGGGAGGTAATCCTTCAGCTTCAGCTTGCTGGAACAGCCTCAATGATGCGTCAGGCTTCATCAGATACGCGCAGAGATACGCCTGCTCATGTAGAACAAATGGACGGCTCGGGTCACCGGACGGAAGTACGGCTAGAAGGCCGTCAAGCTCATTGTGAAGGCGGCGTACCGCTATTTGATTCACCACGTGAGTATCAGCGATCGCATCCCACATGGCTCGTCGCTGGTCGGCGAACTCGGCAATAGCGAGCTTAGGCTGTCCCTGCATAAAATCTGACTCGGAGTTAGAGCGATTGGCAAGCTTAGTTTCAATCAGCTCGGAGGTCGATACTGGTTGCCTATACACTTTATATCTCAAGCACTCATCTCACCTCTTCTGCGCCATTGTGGCGCAGCACCAGCCGCGTACGCTCGAGCCAAGGCCCGCCGAAGACAATGACCTCAGATGGCCTGCCATACAGGTGGTGCAGCAGGAAAGGCCCAGGTCCGAACGTCGCCGCGTCCTCACCGGGCAGCGCCGGATCGGTGCCGAGGAAAATCCCAGCGTGATTCGGGTAAACGGTGCGCCCTACCTCCATCACGATCATGTCGCCGCGCTGCGGCTGGTCGACGCGGTAGAAGCCGGCGGCCTCGTAGTTCTCCTCGTACAGGCTGGTGTTGTCCTTGCTCTCCCACCAACCATCGGCGCGTTTGAAGGCTTCAAACTCCACCCCCCACTCGCGCTTGTACCAATCGGCGCAGACCTGCCAGCAGTCCCAGGCACCGTGCACGAATGGCCGTTTCAGCAGCTGTACTTCGCCGGTCGGCACGATGGTGCGCAGATCGCCCTCGGGCCAGCTCAGGATGTGCCAGGGCATGGCCGTGGCCTCGCACATGGCGAGGTCGCGCGGTGACGGCCTGCTGGTGGCGTCCGGATGTGAATGGACCACGCCGATCACTTCGCCGATGTCCTCGGCTGCCGCGTACTGCTTGGGATCGATCCGAAACTCTTCGTTCGGCTCAGTCGAGACATTGGTGCAGGGGAAGTATTGTTGCTTGCGCCCGATCGCCAGCAGCAGCCCGCAGCACTCTTTCGGGTACTCGGCCGCCGCGTGCGCCTGGATCGCGCTTAAGATGTGCTTTCGCATGTCAGCTCCGTGCGATCAGAGAAACAGCTGGGAAGCCACCAAACGGCAGCGGATTGCCTTCGCCGAAGCGCGGGATGCAACCCTTGCCGAGCGTGGCGTCGCATTGATCCAGTTCAGGGTTATCGGTGATGACGCCGTCTTTCGTGACGTACGGACCGGTGTAGCCGCAGTTCGGCCCGCGATATCCGCCGGTGAGGCACCAATGGCAAAGGGTTGTGGCCTGCCGCCCGATCGACTCATTACCGACATCGCCAGGGCTGGCCAGCTCCCAACTGACCGTTTCGCCGTCCTCGTTCGTTTTCTGGTCGATGTACCAGACCTCGATCGTCTCTTGGGTTGGATCTGCCGTGGGGTTGCCGGCGGGGAAGTTCGCTGCGTCGAGGTAGCTGCCGAGCGTGTGACGCATCGTCAGCTTAAATTCGAGCAGGTCTTCGAACGCCAGACAAAGCGCGGTGATGCGCCCGTTGACGTTGCCCACTGACAACGTCGGCCGGACCGCCGTGCCGTCGCCGTTCGCCTCGATGCCGTCGATCTGCATCGGCCAGGCGCTGTACTCGTTGCCCTGCCAATAAATCGCCTTCGCTGGCAACTGATCGGCATTGGCGCCGGCGGCGATCAGGTCGGCTGGCGTGTGCGGTATCGCGTGCCCGTGGAAGCGCAGAACGTCCGCGCCATAGTCCGTGCCGTCCAATTCAAAAAGCAGCACTTCGCTGCCAGGCTCAAGCACCTGGATGTCACTGATCAGCGGCATGATCGCCCCTTATGGATGAAATGCACGCTCAAACGTGGCGGTGAGTTTGAAAACACCGCCGCCCACCGGAGTGGGCACGGGGTTCTTGCAGGTGAACAGGCCAAGCTGGCCAAGGGGTGTGGTCCACAGGAAGGCTTTCGCGCCGGCGTGCCGATCGAGGAACGCCATGATCTCCAGCACCTTGGCTTGAGGGCCGCTGTAGGTGATCGGGTAAGCGTCTTCCTTGTTGTTCGGCCCGTCGCCAACTTCCTGTTTGTAGCCGTCGCCAAACCGCGAGGTGCGCACCCGATAGGAAATCTCGGGTGAGTCGCCGTGCTGGGTCGGCCAGGTGAATTTCTCGATGGCCATCAACCCCTCCCGTTCGTGAGTTTCCAGATTGAGCCGCCGGGCTGCAGCGCTCGCGCGATCGCGGTTTCAGCTTCGGCTTTCGCTGCTTGCTGAATCCCTTTGCCAAGCTGCGTGGAGTCTTCCGTGCTGGCGGTTCCGCCAGTGCCTTGGGTTTGTACCGATACCGCGACGGGGAAGTTGTAAACGTTGCCGCCACCACTCCCGCCGCCACTGATTGCGCGCACACCCAACTGCCCGCCGGCGGTGCGGGTCAGCGGCATGATTGCCTCTGGCCCTGCCTCGCCCATGACGCCGGTCTGCCCGCCTGCCATTCCGAACGCTGTCGGCTTGCTCACCACGGAGTTGGTAAACGCAGCGCCATTGGCGAACATCTGCACACCGTTGGCCCAAGCCCCGCCGTCAGCCTGGAAATACGTGGACGAGTAACCAGCCTGTGAAGCCCCGAGGTTAGATGACGTTGCACCAGCAGATCCTGCCGCCAATCCATTTCCTCCACCGCCTCCGGTGAAGTAGCTGGTTGCGGCGCCGACCAGGCTGCTCAGCAGCGTCGAACTGGCCTGACGGGTCGCGATCCGCGCCATATCCGCCAGAATCGACTTGGTGAAGTCAGCAAACGACAGCTTCCCGGTCATGGCGAAGTTGACGACTGCGTCTTCCATCGAGCTGAAGGCGTTGCCGAACAGAGTTTTTGTTTGGCCGGCAATGTTGCTCGCCGAGTCCAGGTAATTGGCCCAGGCCGACGTTGCGCCCTTGGTCCAGTCCCCTTGTGCTTTTTCAACATCAGCGTAGTTCTGCCGGATCTGATCGGTCGCGGCTTTGTTCGCATCGGCGAGCGCCTGCGACTTCCGAGAGAATTCCTCTTCCGACATGTTGCGGGATGGGTCAGCTCGCTGATTTTCCAGCTCGAGCGATTGCTGAGCGAACCGATCTTGCTGGCTGTTCAGCTCACCGTTCAGGGCGTTCTGCCGATCACCCTGGCCAACGCCAAGTACCGCCCGCTGCCCTGCCAGTTCCAATGCCCGTTGCTGCTGGCTCAAAGCCTGAATATACGAGGTGATCGCACGCTCCTGCTTCGCTAACCTTCCGGTTTCGCTCGTAGCGAGCACTTCGAGCTGGCTGTCAGCTTCCTTTTGGGCCTTGACCATGCCCGCGCGAGCATCGGCAATTTTCTGGTCCAGCTGAATGCTTTGCGCGGCAGAGGTTGTCTTCTTTGACTTTGCGGCTTCCAGCGCAGCGATCTCAGCCTCGTAGGCTGCGGTCACTTCTTCGCGCTCGTTGCCGATCAACGCTTCGCGCTTCATGGCATAGTCGGCCTGAGAAACAAGTCCGGCCTTTTGCGCCGCCTCCAGTTCCTTCTGAGCGTTTTTATAGTCAGCGCTGATGGCGGCCAAGGCGTTTTTGGCGTCATTGAAGCCTGTCAGGTCGACTTGAGAAGCCGCCGATTTTGGATCTTTGTTTTTATCTTCAAGCCCTTTCTTCAGCGTGTCGTAGGCGCCGCCAGAGAACTTGCTGCCGTCGTAAAATACGCCATCAAGCAGGGGCGACTTCTGTCCTGTTTTCTCCGCATTTTCGTACAGCGTTTTGAACTGCTGGTTGAGCTTATCCAGCGCGGCCTTGCGCTTGTTTAGCGGATTAATGTCATCAAGCTGCGCATCGAGCGCTTTCTGAACTTCGATAGCCTTCTGATTGCCGTCTGTGTTCTCACCGGTGGCGATCGCCAAATCGGTGCTGGCCGACATTCTGGCTTTGAGGCCGGCGAGCTTTTTCTCCAAAGCTTCGGTTGAGTCGTCATGCACGCCAGTGCCCAGGCCCAACGCCGTGTTCAGAGAGCTGAGACCGTTGGAGATTGCACCCGCTACTCCGCCGCCCTTGCGGGTATCCAGAATGCGCTGGGTGATCTCGATCTGCTTGGCCAAGTCCGGAAATATTTCCGAACGGACCTCGGCGTACGCCCCTTTGATGGCGGACTTGATTTTGTCCCAGTCGCGCTCAACATCTGACAGAGAAGCCCGATAGGCTTCCAGTCGCTTCAGCGCCGCCTGATTCACATCTTCACTCAGAACATCAAGCGCACGCTGGCTCTCGCCCTGATCATCAAGCGCTTTGATAACCTGATACTGCTCGAGGGTCAGCAACCCATACTGACCACTGATCTTGCCCGCGGCCTCTGTTGCCGTGTCGCCAGCGGTGGCGAAAGACTTGGCGAGTTCGGCAGCGCCCTGGCCGGTTACTTCACTCACGGCCGCTGCGGCTTCAGCCAGATTACGCATTTGCGTACCGCTGGTAGCTGCTCCGGATGCAAGCGAAACAACTGCCTCGCGGGCGCCGGACAGATTGCCGGTGACGCGCCCAGCGCCGTCAGCCATATCCTTCAGGCTGGCGATTGTCTGCCCAGCACCATTCGTACCGCCGTTGATAGCGGCGTTGAACTCGCGAGCCTGCTTCATTGCATCGAAGTAGGCGTACCCGAGCGAACCGATTACAGCGACCAAAAGACTGGCCGGGATCAGCATCCCTGCGAGGCTTTTCGCCGATTCTCCGGCGCCAGCGCCCAGCTGAGCGATCGCGCGCGCACCACTGCCCAGATCGCCTGCCTGAATGGCATTGGCGAGCTGCATGACGTTTTCTTGAGCTTGGCGCGTGCCGAGCTTTAGCTTATCGAATGCGCCCGCGGCTTCAGTCAGGCCCGCTCGGTCCTTGCCGATTTTGGCCAGGGCTTCGTTATAGCGCTCGGCATCAATCTGCCCAGCTTTGTGCAGGTCGTTTAGCGCCCTCTCCTGAGCCTCCAGCTTCGCCAACTTGGCGGTCACTGGATCAATGCCGTTGACGGTGCGCTTCAGCGCCTCAATCTGGCGATTCTCAGCCTCAATCAGCTTTTGCTTCTGGGCCAGCTCTTTGGCTTCCGCCTTTTCAATCTTGTCGTAGGCCTTACCCAGTTGATCCTGGTACTTGGCCTGCTCCTCGATGGTGACCAAGCCGCCCTTACGGGCGCGCTCTAGCAAACCTTCGGCCTGAACCAGCGATTCCATGCTCGAGATATTGCCCGTCATCGCCTTGTCGAGTTGACTAATGACGGAGATTTCCGCTACTGCGCTATCAGTGGCTTTGCGGCTTGCCCCGGCTTGACGATCCCTCGCTGCCGTCGATTTATCGATGCTTTGCGCAACGTCCGCTTCTGCTTGGGAAACCCTCTTACCGGTGTTGGCCAGGCCTTCGCCCGTTTTGCCCAGGTCATCAATGGCCTTCTGGGCGCCTTCTGCCGAATCGACGAGCTTATCCAGATCGTCAGCAGCCTTTGCAGCTTGTGACGACTCGACCGCAATACCCAGGGAAGCGAAGTTGGTGCTCATTTTTGATCTCTCTGTTCCGCCATCACCTGCAGGGCTTCAGCCTCCATCCGCCGGAAGTCGCTGAAAATGGTTTGTCGCTGGCTGATCGGTACGCCACACATTCGAATCACACCGGATAGAACGCTGTAGTCCATCCCTGTTGCGCCGCACGCGCCTGTGCGCCACTGGGTGCTCATAGCCTCAAAGACCTTGAAGGCGTTCCAGTTCTCCGGCCAGATGCCGACTTCCTTGTCGGGGATGTCCTGGCGCGACAAACCGAAGGCCATCAGGTCCGCATCTGATGGCCCTGGCTCGTACAAGGCGCGGGAGGCGCTTAGGAGTTTCCCAAGCGAGCCTCACTGAAAGCTTCCGCGTAAGCGTTCAGCACAGCCTTGGGGGCCGAGTTGATCGAGTTGACAAGGATGCGCACGTTTTCAGGCGTGAACTTCTCTTCGATATCCCAGCCGACTACAACCGCCAGGACCTGTTCAACCTGCAGATCGATTTGAGCAGCCGTGAACGCCTTGAGGTCCATGTCGCCGACGTGCTTGCTCAATTCGTCGTGTCGCTCATTCCAGGCGGTATACAGATCCGCAAGCGCTGTGCGGTCCAGGTACTTGAACTCGAACTCCACCTTTTCGGCGCTATAGCCGGCCCGCTGGATCATCACCGGCGCTTTGAAGGTCGGCTTCTGTATCAACTTAAATTTGGCCATGGCTTACACCGTGGCCGCGTAGCGAGTTGGGCGACCGGTCAATGCAATGCTGATGACACGGGTCATCAGGTTGTTGCGGGACATGGTCGGTGTCGAAGTGATCGACACGTAGCCGTTGTAGATGATGCTGCTGCCGCCAGGAAGGTTGAGCCGGAGCAGGCGCGCTTGCTTGTCATCATCGGCGGCCTCGCAGACCTCCACATAGGGCTTGGAGGGATCATCGGCAACGGTGATGGTCAGCGTGATCGGATTTTTGGTGGTTGGCATCTGGCGATCATCATCGTCGGCCAGGAAGCCAAAGGTCAGAAATTGCTGATCGCCGCCGCTGGAGTTCAGCTCGGTGATCTGCGAGATCTCAGTGAAACCAGTCACCTCTCGTACCGAGCCAATGCCCGAGCCGGCCGGATACTGCTGGACGTTCACCGTATTCACGTTTTCCAGCGCGAAAGTGCCGCTGGCGATCTCACCGACTCGTACGCCCCGCCCTTCGAGACGGGTCCAGCCAGAGTTGACCGCAATAACATCGCCTTCGGCCAAGCCATGCGCTGCTGCGGTGGCGACTGCTGGGTTGGCGTTGGTCAAGGCAGTGAATGGGATCGCCGGGCCGTAAGTGGCAGCAATCTCGAAGGTGGCGCCGTTGGGCATTTGGATGCCGGCCATGGGTGTGTCCTCTTTCAGAAATGACAAAACCCGCAAAGATGCGGGTTTCGGGGTATGCCCAACGGGCGTATTCAAGTGGCGATGTCAGCTCGATACTCGAACGACACCGGTACAGTGTATGTGGGTGGGTCAGGTATCCCGGGGCCGGGATCAACTGGCGACATCGTGACGACGGTGAGGCCTGCCTTTGTGTCTCGCGCATAAAGCGGGAACAGCATGGTCAGCTCCGCCACAAGCGGGTTGGTCTTCGCCTTGCCGGTGCCGGCCGGCGCCACAATGCTGACTTGGTAGACGCCGATGAACGCGCGGTGGTCGCCAGCGAGCGTGCTGCTCGCGGTATCACCCGGCAGCAAGAACGCCCGCAGATAGGTTTCGCCGTCGGCCGGATCGTATTGGATGTTTTCGAACACAACCTTGATCGGCTCCGACCGGGCCTTGCTCCAGGCAATGAGCTTGGCCTCGTAGATCGAGGCAATAATGGCGTGACTCATACCCTGTTGTTCCTTGTGGCTTCGTCGACGATCTGCTGAAAACGGGCCAGGGTGACGCGCACCATGCCGCCCGGTGCCTGCTTGGAGTGGCCGTACTCTAGAGGCACAGCATATGGCAGGTTATTCACGATGTAGGCCGTCTCGCCCGCGGTGAGTGTCTGGACCTGAAGGCGCAGCTTGGCCAGCGTCACACCGCCAGCCGGATCGACCTGATCAAGCGTGCCCTCCGTGGGTGTGCCGATGGAAAACTGCCAGTTACCACGAAACCGTCCGCCGACGTAATCCTTGCCTGCCACCAGGCCATTCACATTGAAATTCTGGTCGCGCTCGGTCTTTGTCAGGGGTTTGGCATACTTAACACCCCGCCGCAGCTTTCCGGCCTTCGTGAAGTTCGATTCATTGAGGTTGATGATCGTGTTGCGCACTGCGACCTTGAAGTCATAGTCGTCGGCTGCGCGGGTGTTGGTCTGGCGGTGAGCAACGTTCGCTGCCCAGATTTCAGGATTTCCCACCGGTGACATGCGGATAACGCTGCTGCCGATCTCGATCACGATCTCGCGGATGGTTGCGTCGATTCCGGCTTGAGCGCGCTCAGCGAAGTCGCGGATATTCTCGGCGAAGCTGCCGTTCATGCTCGCATATTTGCTCGCCACATCATTTCCTCAGCTGTGCCGTCCACGTTGCATCTGCAGGATCGGCGGACACGTTCATCACACGCATGCCGTTGACGATATCGCCGATGGCGGGCTCGGCCGGTACAGCTGTTGGCGAGTCCGCCTCCGAAACGAACAGCTCGTTTTGCAGCACCAGCAGCTTCTTGTCGGTGGTTTGGATCAGTGAGCCATCTATTTCCTTGGACAGGTAGCTGCCCAAGACGCCGCGACCCATGTAAGTGATGGTGGTCTCCGGCGTCTCGCCGCCCAGGTCGGGATCATACTCGCCAGGAATCTTGCGGACGCCCTCCACTGGCTTTACCGCGTCGGCTAGGCCGTCAGGATCGTCGAAAGCCTCTGCCATTTCGGCCTGAATCTCTTCACGCATGCCCATGATCAGATCCTCTTGAGCATCATCACGCCGGAGCGCTTGATCCAAGGCTCCAGCAGCGCCAGGGCGAAGTTCACACCCGCCGACTGATCAGTAGATCCGGCCACGTAGGTCTTGCTCACGGACGTGCCGGACTGAGCCGATACCGTCTTGCTTTGCACTTCCTTCTGAGTGGCCGTGTACAACTTGCCCGCCGCCGCCTCTTTGGCGACCTGGGCGCCGGCTGTTTTGATCTCGGCCGGAACCGTATCGGGAACAACCCGCTTGATCTTGGCCGTGAGCCAGGCGTTGGCCATGGTCACAGCAAGGACCGGATCACCGGTGCCGGCCCAGCCAGGACCCAGCGAAGCGTCAACATCGGCAACGGTGATGAAGTCGGTCATGTGCATGTCCTTATTCGGCTGGCACCAGAGCCTGCAGGTCTTCTTTCTTGGCAGCTGCGTCGAAGGTGATGCCCTTCGCCGTCAGCCACTCTTTCAGCTCCGGCACCTTCATTTTCAGAGGGTCGGTTTCAGCATTTTCAGGCTCCTTGCCGTCCGAAACTTTGATGCCCGCCGCTTCGTATGCATCGTAAATTTCAGGCGCATCACCCTCGATGACCACCTCAGTGGCAGTGCCAATGACGCCGAAGAATTCGCTCAGCAGGCGGTAGCACACGCCGCGCTCTTTGCCCGGTTTGTCCGTGTAGATAACTTTCATGAGTCACCTCAATGCAGCCCGGCGCCCTTGCAGACGCCGGGGTAAGTGAAGGCCAGATTACGGCGTAGTGGTACCGCTGATGACGGCGGCGAATGGGACCTGCTTGCGGCTGAACACGCGCTCCCAGTTCGCAGCAGCGGCATACTGGGTCGCGGTCGGGCTGAGGTTCTGAGCTTCGGAGCCTTTCCAGCTGAAACCAGCAGGCTGGAGAATGTAGGTTTTCCGCTCCCACAGCACCTCAGCACCGCCGCCATTACCGCCGCCCGGCTTGCGCTCGATCTCCACCGGCACCTTCGGCGTGCCTTCGCCGTAGCCGAACGCGCCTTGGCCGAAGAACACCGACAGATATTTGCCGGCGCCGTACACCAGGCCGTCGTCCATGAACACTGGCTTACCCAGATAGGTGGCCAAGATGATCTTGCCGTCGGAATCGCGCAGATACTCGATGAGGTCCTGCTTTACCATCTGGTTCATCACCACCGAGTGCACGCCGATCGCGCCGAACTGATCGGCCGCATCGCCAGCGGTGAACGCGGCATCCTGAAACGCGTTCGCGCTGATGGCCGCGCCTGCGTCGATCACCATGTCACCGCCGTTGTTGGCAATGTT